TTTTTAGGTTTTTTATGTTCAGGAATAATACGCTCAAGAAACACTCTTAGCATACCATTAAACATTTCAGCATTTTGTACCTCAATTTGATCATCGAGGGCAAAGGTACGTGTGAAACCACGATTGGCAATACCTCTGAACAGGTACGTTTGATCCTTCTCACTATTGTAAGTTGAATCATCGGCCATACTACCCTTAATAATCATCTTACCGTCGATAAGTTCGATTTCAACATTATGTTTGGCAAAACCAGCAATAGCTAGTTCAATAACATAAGTGTTATCACCAGTTTTACTAATATTGTAAGGGGGGTAGTTGGGGATATTTTTCGTCAGATCGTCATGGATCTTTGAAAGTTTACTGAATTGATCGTCAAACCCGATAAAAAATTTATCAAAGTCTTTTGCAAGGTTTAAGTTGTTAAACATAACCATTTGTTTTCTCCTATTAAGCGAGTTAAATAAAAATTTCTACCCCGAAGGCGTAGAAGGGTCCAGCTTACCGAATACTGGGTCACCATATCGTTGTGACGGTCTAATACGTTCCTAAGGTAGTAGGATCTATTATATATGCTTTTACTCTATATAATCTAATTTCTTTTTACCAATATTATATTTAGTCTGCAAATCCCATTCATGCTTATCTTTAAACGCAATTACTTTGATCTGTGATAAGGGGGCAAAATCTAAAAATTTATTACCTTCTAAAATCTTTACTAAACCCCAATCAGATAGCAGTTTAGCAATTGTATTTCTTCTCTCTATATCGTTATCAGTTAAATCGGCTTGTTTACCATCTAGGGCAAATAACTCTTTAAAATGAACTATAAAATATTTACCCTGTTTATGCAATATGTGACAAGACTGAAAAAGTATTTTATCTTTTCTAGACGCTACGCCAATTCTTGTAAGTGTTTCTCTAACCTTTAAAAAATCATCTGGCTGAACAAGTGTTACTTCTAAGGGATTGTATCCGGCCAAGTCAATCTTGAAGAACTCGTTTGACATTATTTATTCCACCTTTTTCTAATTTTTGTTTTAAGTAGTCAATCTTGGACTGATCTAGAAGGGGAATTACCTGGCGGGCTTTCTCATTGCTATAGCCATAGTATTGTTTTATAACCTCTATCGATTCAATCTTTTCGGCCTTTATCCATTTATTATAACGTTTCTTAGGCCTAATATTATTTAGCAAAAATTGAAATTGGAGTTTTTTATCAAGATGTGGTCGAGAATTCATCTCATTTGCCGGAATTACCGTATCTGCACCATAAGAAAGTGCTTTATTAACGATGTATGGAACATATTGCTTTTCAGACCAATCATCAACTATGAGATCGTTTTTATTGAAATTAATGGCATTAACAAAATCGAAAGGGGAAATAGCTGGTGCTTTATATTCAAACGTTTCTGGTTCTACTACTGGCTGACCAAAGGTATCGTTTACATCCATAACATCCTCAACAGACCTATAGTATCTATAGTGGTAAGAAGGATATAATTAGCAAGCATACCAAAACTACGGCGAGTAAAAGCAGCCCAGGCATATAACCCACAACCAGTAATCCATATAGGATAAAGAACCAAGAGAGGAGGATTAGGAACGGTGACAGCCATAGTAATAGAGCAACCAATAGAAATACCCCAAGCAATAATCTCAACCATGAATCTAACATGATTACTTTTCCAATCTTCTTTTATCCAACCAAAAATACCTGATAATAAGTCGTTCATTTTATTTCAACCGAGGCCATAATTTCAGTTAGACAAGCAACTAAATTAATTTCTTGATCAGATACAAAAGCAGACTTATATTGATAATCGGCGATCATTAATACTAGTTGAGGTACCTGATTAGTTAAAGGTACAAATGTATCATATATCTTTCTAAACAGAGATACTGGGTCGTTATCTAAATTACTAACCACCCATGAACGCATTTTTTTCCAGTCTTTTAGTTTAACTGATTCAACTAACTCTTTCATGTTAGTCTCCCCAAGGTTAACTAAAATACCTTCGTCAATAGATCCCGATTGCGAGTAACGTTGTAATTCGTTTAATGATCTACGGAAGTCAGGAAAATGCTTTTCGACAACCCTTGCAATTACCTTTGGATCAAAGGGTATATTCTCTAACTTAAGTATATCGGTAACACGGTTAAAGAAAGCAGAAGCTATCTTTGGTTTATCAGCATTCTTAATTTTAAATTCGATTACTGCACACCGACTATGTAGCGGGGGAATAATTCTATTCTTAAAATTACAAGTAAATATAAACCGACAGTTGCTAGAAAACTCTTCTATAAAGCCACGTAATGCCGGTTGGGTAGAATTAGGGTTAAGATAATCAGCCTCGTCTAATATAACTACTTTTGTATTACCTGTAAAAGAAACAGTAGATGCAAATTGCTTAATCTTTGTACGCAGTACATCAATACCAGATTCCTCTGACCCGTTAATCACAATGTAATCGGTATTTAATTCTTCGCATAGAGCTCTTGCAACAGTAGTCTTACCTGTGCCGGCAGAACCGCATAGTAGCATATTTTGTATCTCACCCTTAGCAACCATTTGATTAAAATAATCAACATGCTCTTTAGGCAAAATACAATCATTAATTTTACGGGGACGATATGCCTCCACCCAGAGGAAGTTTTTTTCCACTATGCCTCCTTAAACAGTTGAACCAGGCTCACATGCAATCCAATATTGCAGGTCTCTTGATTCATGTTTAAAGTGAAGGAATTTGGCTTTACCATTAGGCGTCTTAGCAACTGTGACGTCATATGCATCAGGAATAACTTTTAAGTTTTCTACTGCAATGAATACATCGAAGGGATCAAACGCTGTCCCAAGTTGCTTTTTAAAGTTAGCAGCAGTATCGTTCTTACGATCACTAACCGACAATGTGACAGCCTGGTTACTACAGGTAACCGAAATAGTAGGTGCGCCGGTAATTGCTGCTGCTTTCATTACCATTTGTACATCTTCAGCCGTCATCTTAAATTTATAAATGTCTACATGCTCCATTTCCCCTGATGGGGCAGCAGTAACCACGTCAGGGTTAGAGTAATAGTATTCAAATTTACCTGCTGGACTAGTTACAACTAAACACTTATCACCAAATTCTACTTCCTGGTTATCCATTAACGTTAGCATGGCTAACATAGAGTTTAGATCATAAATTGCAAATTCATTAGGTATTACTTCTTTAATACTTGCTTTTGCAAAGATATTCTTTGCATTAGATATCGTACTAACAGCATCGCCTTGCTTAAAGACAATATTAGTATTAATCGATGCAAAGTTTTTCAGCATCGATATCGTTTCACTTCCAATTTTCATAATTTAATCCTCAATAGATATCACATTATATAAGCTTTTGTTCTACTACTCCACTGTATTTGTTAATGCTGTAAAGTCTTTCTTTTTCATCAAGGTCTCTAAATTCTGGTTTTAGAAAAGCAGAGTCACCGTGCTCTCTAAAACAAACCAAAATATCATCTAGCATGATAGGATCACCGTAATGGTAATAGGAACGGTAAAAATATTCTCCATCTACTAACCACAGCATATTTTCGTCCATCTCTAACGCACATTCTCGTCTTACTGTGTAGTTAGAAGGATTACCAGTTGTATTATCACCGTTAACATGTTTATTACCATACCAAGGTAATCTAGTATCATAGTATTTGGTACGGGCTTGATCGCAATGTGTAAATCCAGAAATAAACCATTTGCCGTCTGATGTTTCAAATGCATTAGCAATTTTACTTAATGCTTTAAAATCTATAAAAAAATCATCCATGTATAGTAACTTAACCAAGTCGCCAGTTGCATGCTTTATGGCATAATTTACATTACCTGCAGCAGTCTTTTTACTGGTTGAATTTTTAACATATTTAATTTCTAAAACGTTAGAAAATACGTCACATATTTCTTTTAAATTATCTCCTTCACTCTGGTCTGAAATAACTACTTCAAAATTTCTATGAGTTTGAAATGTAAGACCAGATAGGTATTCTACTAGAAATTTTTCACTCAGTTTATCCTTCATAGTATAAACTGGACATACAATAGAGAACTTATACATTAAATTAACTTAGGCGCACCTAGTGGTTGAACATTAAGATACTTTTTCCAAGGTTGGCCTTTATCAACTCGCTTGAGTTTAGTAAACCCGCGTTTACGAATAACGATATTATCCCCTGGTTCGTATTTACCATCGATACATTCTTTAACGATTTCAGCAACCTGTAGGGTTGATAATCTGGTACGAACATCTTCCCCTGGGTAATCGTGTTCACGCATTTTTGTATCTACTCTGCCTGGGCTAATTGAATAGGCATTATAACCCTCAAGCCCAAGTGATTGAACAAAGGAAATAACCCCAGACTTTGACGCTGAGTAACCACTATGTTCTGGTTTACCATACATACCTGCTACAGATGCAATAAAGATCATTGGACGAAATAAATTTAATGATATTGATTCTCTTGCAATATTGTAACTACCAACTAGATTAACTTCGATCTCCTCTTTCCAATGATCAATATTTGAATCTTTAACAACCTGTACGTGAGAAATACCAGCACAATTTACTACTACATCTGGGTTATATTTTTTCAATGTATCCCGTACCTGTATAACCGATCTAACATCACATTCTTCTTTAGGTATGTTAAATATATCGTTGTAAATTTGTTTAATACCATCACCAATATCACTCTTACCAAATATTAAAATTCTACTCATAAAGTAACGTCTCCATCTTTAACTTTATATAAAAATATTTCTAATTCATTAGGTGTACCAAGCATATGTTTTTTATTAACATCAACCTCGTAAACATTAACTTTAGCACCTTGAGAAATTAATTCATTATATGCAGGTGCAATATAGAACTCATTATTAGTTCTGATATTTTTAGCAATCATCATTACTACACTTTCAATATACTCACCCCCCGATTTAAAGTAGTAAATACCTGCACAAGCTTTATCTGAAATTACTTCTTTCTCTGCTACCCTAACAACGGCTTTTTGTTTTAACAAAGCATAACTGTGATGGGGGTTAGTAGAGTTAAACACTACCAGTGAACCATCATAATCTTTTGACTTATCAATAAAATCATCAAAATCCCATTCTAGATATTGATCACAGTTAGCAATTACCAATGGAGTGTCGTTATTAATATGTCTCAGTGCCATTAATGTGGTACAGGCAGCACCTTCAGTAACAGTATTAAGTGGGATAATTGTTCCGTGTTGTTCTAGATATTCACGAAGCCCATTATCTAAATGTTCTTGTTGCGCAATAAAAATAAAATTACATTCACTATTTTTTAAGGTAAGCGAATCTATGACTCTTTTAATCATAGGCTCCCCGCAAACATCAATCATAGGTTTTGGTTTATCGTAACCGCTTTCAATAAATCTTTGGCCTTTTCCAGCCATAGG